GGTTCGTGAAACCCGCTGCTGGTTTCAATGTGATTGCTACCGCAAACACGAAAGGTAAGGGTTCTGATGATGGACGCTTTATCGGAACCAATGTTCTTAACGAAGCATTTCTTGAGCGTTTTCCTGTAACCTTTGAGCAATCTTATCCTGCTCCTACTGTTGAGCAGAAGATCCTGGAAGGTATTGCTTTGGATCTGGGTGTGGAAGATCGTGACTTCTGTAAGCGCCTGGTTGACTGGGCAGACATCATCCGTAAAACCTTCTACGATGGTGGTATTGAAGAAATCATCAGCACTCGCCGTCTGGTTCACATCATTCGTGCTTACAGCATCTTCCAAGACAAAGCAAAAGCAATTCAAGTGTGTGTGAATCGCTTTGATGATGAAACTAAACAGTCATTCCTGGAACTGTACGATAAAGTTGATGCCGATTTTCAACTTCCTACTGAAGAGCAGCAAAAAGAGTGTCTTGACTCACACAACTTTTCCTGATATAATTAAGTGAGATTACTATGACTTTTGTTATGGATGAACATCCTTATGAATTTACTCTGTCTCAAAATTCTGAGACAGGAATGTTGAATCTTACAAAAATACCTGTTACTATGACTGAATCTAAAAATCATCTTTGGAAATATAACGAAGATAAAATCCTCAAAGATGTTGAGGTGTATGTAACGAGTACTTATGGAAGTCACTATTGTGGACATAATGACACCTATAAAGATATTCAGACTATTGATCTGATGGCTGCAAAGGATCTTGCTCCTGGTTTTTGTCAGGCAAACATCCTGAAGTATGGCAGTCGTTATGGTGATAAAGATGGACGCAGCAAGCGCGACTTGCTCAAAGTGATTCACTATGCTATGCTTCTGCTTCACTTTGATGGACATTATTCTCGCCAAGATAATGGCCTTTCTGAATTCCGTTGATCATGAAACTCAAACCTCAAACTATGAAACTCTCTGATAAAACCCTGACTGTTCTGAAGAATTTTTCCTCTATCAATCAGTCAATTTTGTTTAAGCAAGGTAAACAACTTCGAACTATTTCTGTGATGAAGAATATTCTTGCGGAGGCAACTATTGAAGAAGATCTGCCTAAAGACTTTGGCATCTACGATCTGAATCAATTTTTGAATGGACTTAATCTTCATCAAAGTGCAGAACTTGATTTTGCTAATGATGGTTATGTTATGATCAAGGAAGGTAAGTCACGATCAAAGTATTTCTTTGCTGATCCTAACGTTATCGTTACTCCCCCTGACAAGTCCATCTCACTTCCAAGTGAAGATGTTTGTTTCCTTCTTGATACTAAAGAACTTGATAAACTTCTAAAAGCTGCTGCAATTTATCAACTTCCAGATTTGTCTGTGGTTGGTGAAGCAGGTGTAGTAAAACTTGTCGTTCGTGATAAAAAGAACGATACCTCTAATGATTTCTCTATCGTGGTGGGAGAAACAAATGATGAGTTTGTGTTTAATTTCAAAGTAGAGAATATTAAAATTCTTCCTGGTACATATGAAGTTGTAGTTTCACAAAAACTGCTTTCAAAGTTCAAGAATACCGATTATAATGTTGAATATTATATCGCCCTTGAACCTGATTCAACTTTCGGATAATATGAAACCAGTTGTCATTGATAACTTTTTATCTCCTAGATATTTTTCTAGGGTAAAAGAAATTATTGAAGATTATAATTTTTCTTGGAATTTTAAAAAAGATATTACTTGGCCAAATGATCCAAATGATACTTTGTATTCTTATGGATTTGATCAATGGATAATTGAAAATTATCAATCAAATAATTGCTATCTTTTTCAAATTTTAACGGGATTTTATAGTCAATTACTAGATGTTACTAATTGCAATCAAATATCAAAATCAAGAATTGATATGGTAACATATTCTCCAGAAAAATATCAACATACAATACATGTTGATGAATATTTTCCTCATGTTGCATCAGTTTTTTATATTACAGATTCGGATGCTGAAACAATTCTTTTTGATAAACAATGCTTTAGTTGCAATCAATATTATAATAATATTGACTTTTCATCTTTAAATATAGTTCAAAAAATTAAACCAAAAGAAAATAGACTTTTATTTTTTGATGGTAGTTATTTGCATACGGGATGTTCTCCAGCAGAATATAAAAATAGAATTATCATTAATACCGACTTGGTAACATGAATATCTTCGTAACTAATCCTTATCCTGCCGAATCGGCTATTTGTTTACCAGATAAACATATCGTTAAGATGCCACTAGAGTGCTGTCAAATGCTTTCTATCGTGGGATCTAAATGGTATCATAATTATGGCACTCTTCCCAAAACAGATGGTACTCCATATGCAACTGAGAAGGGTGCTTTTCGCAATCATCCATGCACTCAATGGGCTGCAAAGTCAATTGATAATGCCTATTGGTTGATCAAATGGGGAATGAATTTGTGCGATGAGTATTTTTTGCGATACAATAAAATGCACTCGTGCTATAATACTCTTATTCATGCATATTATATTTTTCCTAAGGGTAAAATTACTAAGGTAACTCCTTTTGCACGAGCAATGTCAAATGAGTATAAACTTGACGAAAGCATTGACACTTTTACTGCTTACAAGATGTATATTGCATCCAAACCTTGGGTTGCATCTAATTATCTTCGTATGCCGCAACGAAAACCTGACTGGGTAAACTAAATTATGGCAAGTGAATTTCTTTTTGTGGAAAAGTATCGTCCTCAAGTAATTGATGATTGTATTCTCCCTGATGATACTAAAAAAACATTCAAAGAGTTTGTTGTGAGGGGGGAGATTCCAAACCTCCTTCTTGCTGGCCCTCCTGGTGTTGGTAAAACTACAATTGCTAAGGCACTTTGCAATGAGTTGGGTGCAGATTGCTATGTCATCAACGGATCTGATGAAGGACGTTTTCTAGATACTGTGAGAAATCAAGCAAAGAATTTTGCTTCGACAGTTTCACTTACAGGATCTTCTAAACATAAAGTCATCATCATTGATGAGGCAGACAATACAGGAAACGATGTACAACTTCTGTTGCGGGCAAACATAGAGGCATTTTATAATAACTGCCGCTTTATTTTTACCTGCAATTATAAGAACAAAATCATTGAACCTCTTCACTCTCGTTGTGCGGTTATTGATTTCTCAATCAAAGGAAAAGAAAAAGCCAAACTAGCAGGATCTTTCTTCAAGCGCCTACAAGATATTTTAGATGCTGAAGGTATTGAATATGATCCAAAGGTTCTTGCTCAACTCATTAATTCTCATTTCCCAGATTGGCGTCGAGTTTTGAATGAATGTCAACGTTATTCAACTGGCGGTAAAATTGATTCTGGAATTCTTGCAACTTTCTCTGATATTTCGATAAATGATCTCATTAAATGTCTCAAAGATAAAAACTTCACAGAGGTACGAAAGTGGGTGGTATCCAACTTGGACAACGATTCTTCTGTCATTCTTCGCAGGGTTTATGACGCCTTGTATGATAATCTTGTACCCTCCACTATTCCCGCTGCCGTTCTTGTTATTGCTAAGTATCAATACCAAATTGCGTTCGTTGCTGATCAGGAAATTAACCTCCTAGCAGCGTTGACTGAAATTATGGCAGAGTGTGAGTTCAAATGATTATTACTTTTCATGAGATTTGGTATTTTATTGAAACCACTTATGTAACTGATGATGTGGTTCAATTAATTCATCCAGGAACTGGTGAAAAAATTCCCCCAGAAAATTACATCATAACAACTTCTTGGGAAAAACGTCATGATATGGACAAGTTAAGATCTTTCTGGGAAAATTGTTATTCATTCATTGTTCATGGAAGTTGTGTAACTCCAAATGTCCGACAATTGATTGAAGAAATTGAGAGAGATCATAATGTAGATGCTCAGTCACATATCTACATGGGAAAGTATGGTAGTCGTTCTTTTTCAGTTCATGCCGATAATCGTGATAATTTAATTGTTCAATGCATTGGCAAATCCAAAGTTACAGTTTATAATGAATTTGGTGATTTCTCTGGATGGGCAAATATAAATGAATATCTAAGTATTAAAGAACAAGTTATCCTTGAACCAGGAAATTCAATATTCATACCTTCTTTGCAGTATCACCTTTTTGAACCACTAACCGATAGGTTAAGTATTAGTATCCCAATGTATAAACGATGATTATTAGTAAAAGTGACGCAGTTTGGGCTGCAGATGAGTTTATTGATTATTTCTCTAACATGAGAAATATTGAAGATTATCTTCGATTTGTTAAAAAGGAAGTTATAAGATCAGAATCTTCTTTACTTCCTCTTCATGATGAGTTCTTTAATGAAGATATTCATCCTGAGGACATGAAGTTTAAGATCGTTCGTGTTGGGAGGGGTGGCCTTGATCAAAAGTTTTATACAAATCTTTTGATGGCAGTTTCTTCTCATAACAACGAACAAAATATTCCTGGCAGAGAACTTAAGTGGGTAATCTATGAGGAGACAACTAACAAAGTAGTTGGGTTTATTCGCTTTGGATCGCCAACAATTAATTCTAAACCACGTAATCTTTGGTTGGGAAAGCAACCAGATCTTACTGTCTTCAATCGTCATGCTGCGATGGGATTTGTGATTGTTCCTTCTCAACCTTTCGGTTATAACTATCTTGGTGGTAAATTGCTTGCACTTTTTTGCTGCTCACATTATGCGCGAGAAGTGTTAAATGAGTCATTTCAAAAAGAAATTGCTTTGTTCGAAACGACATCACTCTATGGTTCTACTACAGATGCATCTCAGTATGATGGTTTGAAACCTTTCATGAGATACAAGGGACTCACCGAAAGTAAGTTTCTTCCATTGCTTCATGATGATGTTTTTCATAAACTTCACGATCGTTTTACATATCTAAATAACAACACTCCACTCACAGATAATAAAGCTTCTTCTAAGAAAATGAAGCGACAGACAAAGATGATTTCAATTATCAAAAACTCGTTGCAAGATAAAGATAAACTTGATGAGTTTAACTCTGTTATTGATGCTGCGTTTTCTTTAACTCAAAAAAAGAGATTTTATATCTCAGACTATGGGTATGAAAATGTTCGTGAAGTGATCCTTGGTGAGCAAGCAGAACTTCGCAGAGGACAAAATTGGGATAAGTTTTATCTTGAGAACATTATCTCTTGGTGGAAAAAGAAAGCAACTAAGAGATATGAAAAACTCAAAGAAGAAAGTAGGTTCCGCAACAAAGTCGAGTTGTGGACAGATGATGATGAGATTCAAATTATCCGATGACTTACGAACTTAAAGATTGGTTAAATTCTATTAACTTCACAAAACCCAAAGGTTGGTAATATGAAATATAAAAGTTTATCGACAACTGATGGTAATATTGTTCACATATATGATGATGTTTTTTCCGCAGTTGAGAGAGAAAACCATATGGTTTTTTCTCATAAATCAACTTACATGATCAATAAGATTACATCATCTCCTTTTTCGCATAATTTCCAACATTATTTGAAATCTAATCTAAACGAAGAAAAAGTAAATAAATTTGGTATATTTGAAAATGAAAATGTGCAAATGATTGTTAAAGAACACATTGGTGATGATGTTGAAATCAAAGAAAGTTGGTTTTTAGCATCTACTCCAACACTATCAGGACATGTTTTTCATACTGATAATGTTTGGCCTGGATGTACGATTTTATCATATTATGTAAATCATCACTGGGATCAAAATTGGCATGGTGAAACTTTATTTGCAAATAAGTCTGGAGAATGTGAACTTGCAGTTCAATATAATCCAGGAAGAGTGATTCTCTACAGTGCAGATACTTTTCATGCTTCTAGTCCAATAACTGTAAATGATCAAATTAGATACCTATTTGTATGTGTCTTGAAGGCTAAATAAGAGATGACTTACGAACTTAAAGATTGGTTAAATTCTATTAACTTCACAAAAGAAGATTTATCCGAGGATATTAAATCTTATCCTCCTTATATTGTCAATCGTTGTTTGTCTGGACACATTGATTGTATTCTTTTTGCAAATGAGATGAATATTCATTCTTCTCTTGACAAAGACATGCAATATTCGTTTTATATAAATACTCTGAGGAAACGAAAGAGATTTTCTCCTTGGATCCGAAAAGATAAAGTCAAAGATTTAGAATGCGTTAAACAATACTATGGTTATAGTAATGAAAAAGCATCTCAAGCTTTGAAGATTCTTACGAAATCACAACTTGATTTTATTAAACAACGACTTGAAACTGGCGGAACAAAATGACTACTCAAACAATTGAACCCCAAGTAAATTGGAATCCTGATATGATGGTTGAAGTTCTTTTGAACGAACCAGATGACTTCTTAAAAGTTCGTGAGACTTTAACTCGTATCGGAGTTGCATCAAGGAAGGAGAAAAAACTCTATCAAAGTTGCCACATCCTTCATAAGCAAGGTAGATATTACCTTGTTCACTTTAAGGAACTGTTTGCCCTGGACGGTAAGCACGCAAACCTTACAATCAATGATGTTCAGCGTCGTAATCGTATCACCCGTTTGTTAGCTGACTGGGGATTGATTACTGTTGTTAAACAAGATTCGATCGCTGATATTGCTCCACTTAATCAGATTAAAGTTCTTTCTTATAAGGATAAGGGAGATTGGATTCTTGAGCAAAAGTATAACATTGGCAAAAAAGGTAAGGCAGTAGAAACCGAATGAAAAGATGCGGGAAACAACATCCCGCTTTTTTTATAATCTATTATAATTAGTAGTGGATGCCGAAAGGATCCACAATCACACAGACGCTTTAGGAGGTCTATTATGTTTGGCGCAAATTCAATTACTCTGTCTATTCCAGAAACAGAAAAGTATTTAAGTGCTATTCAAAGAAATAGTATTGGATTGGATGAGTGGTTTAGGAGATTTGATAGTGCGTTTGAGACGCACACAAATTATCCTCCATATAATCTAATTAAAGAAAGTGAGACAAACTTCGGATTGGAAGTTGCTCTTGCTGGTTATAAAAAGGAAGATATTGAGGTTTCAAGTGAGTGGAATAAACTCACAATTGAAACAAAACGTCAAGATGATGTTGTAGATCAGTATGTCCATCG